CAGTGTATCACAGTCTTGTTCGCCAATAACATACTTGCCGCGCGACCGCTGATACACACCGGCACGAATACCGTTCTGAATTATCTGCATATTTTCTTTACTAAAGAATGCGTTCGAAAGAGGCGTGTTTTCCCAGATTCCGTTAAGCGCATCACGATAGGTGACACATTGATGAACCGGGTTTTTATCATAGAGCGCAAACTGGTCTTGAATGGGGGGAGTGAGGATATCCAGACGTCCATTTTTAGGTTGGCCGATAAATGTTTCTTCGGGGAAAGCTCGATATTCAAAACGATTCATGAACGAATATTAAATATGGTTAAGTGAATATACGCTAAATAACGTTGTTGTATAATGTATAGATATTATATCACTACTATTTATATAACGAATTCGTTGAGTATTTGATTCTGTAATAGTAGTATGGATTTTATTTCAAGTTCAAAAAACGTAGGTTCGTCGGCATTTGGAAGTTCAAGTAACGCCAACGCCAGCACATCGAGCGATGGTCTCTTTAGCAACTTTTTCAATCTTTCAATACAAAAAATGGTGTTATTGCTCGCAATCATCGCGTTTATAATATCGATTGGCACTGTCGCAATATTACTATTGAAGTCAAAGAGCTCTCAAAAGTGGCCTCCTGAAATCGCCAAATGTCCGGATCGTATGGATTTCGATGGAACAAACTGTGTCGATACATATGAATTAGGATACTCACTAGCAGCCCCAGACCAAAACGATAACTGTAAAAATTTTACCAAAGTGAATGGGGCAAAATATACCGGAAAAGGCTTTAATGGAGTCGATGGTGGGTATGTTCCATGGGAAGGTATTATAGACGGTGAAAAGTCACGCGCTAGTTCTTTAAAGTGTTTGACGTAATACACTTGCCTGAACACGTCACACACATACTCACTATTAACTATGACAAAATATATTGTGTATTATGTCATACTGTGACAGACTTTCGCCGATTGTGACCAAGGTATTTACATACGGTAAGCACCGGGTGCGGCACCAGACGCTTGCTTAGCCACCGCAGGCAAAGAGTCAGAAGGAGCGCCCATACCATACGTGCCAGCCTTCATGTTACTAGTCACGCACATCGAATAGAACAAACGTGTCTGGAAATACATAAGGGCATAGACCAAAATCATCAAAAATGAATAAACACCACTCATTAAGGTGATTTTTCCCCTAAATAGAAGAACCAGCGATGAAACAAATCCCAACGCAGCAACCGCTAAGAAAATAAAATTAACGACGGTAAGCCAGTAAAACAGCAGACAATAATCCTTGTCAAGAGGAGCGAATAAATCTTGGATCGCGTTCATTCTCTGAATAATACTCGTTATAACATATAAACATAAAAAATATATTCACATATCACACATGGATAACTATACCGCGTTTTTGGGTCGAGAAACCATTTATAATAATATACGCGATTTCTTAGCGTCATTCCAGAAAAACAAATCCGATCTTACATTCAAGCGAGGCATCTATATCTATGGCGAACCCGGATCAGGTAAAACAGAATTCATCGTGCGGTTATTAAAAGAACTCAATTATGATATGGTGAAATATGACGCGGGAGATATTCGAAACAAATCCATCATCGAATCGATTACACAACATAATATATCGGATAAAAATATCATGTCGATCTTTCATCGCAAAGTCCAGAAAATCGTCGTAGTGATGGACGAACTCGATGGAATGAATAACGGAGATAAGGGTGGCATTACATCTCTAATCAAATTAATTCGCCCTAAAAAGACGAAAAAACAGAAACAGGAAGAAATCACGATGAATCCAATCATATGTATCGGAAATTATCATATTGACAAGAAAATCAAAGAACTCATGAAGGTATGTTATGTTTATGAACTGAAAACACCTACTCCTGCGCAAATGTCGCATATCATCGACTTGAAGATGCCAACCATCGACGCTGTAATGCGGAAAAATATCATAACATTCGTCCAAGGCAATCTACGTAAGCTTAATGCGGTGATAGATATGAGCAAAAAATCAAACTCGATACTCGCAAATAATATTCTACATGCGATATTTCAGCCGAAAACTTATAATGAAGATATCAAAAAGGTGACCGAAAAGTTGATGAATACGGAATACCCGATATCGGATCATAATGTTTTAATTAATGAAACGGACCGCACGACAATCGGGCTGCTTTGGCATGAAAATATCATCGATTTGTTTGAAAAGATGCCCATACCCGTTTCAGCGCCTTTTTATAAGCTTGTATTGGATAACATATGTCAAGCAGACTACTTTGACCGCATTACATTTCAAAACCAAATTTGGTTATTTAACGAACTATCGTCTCTTATCAAAACATTCTACAATCATCATTTGTTTCATAAATCATTCCCAAAAAAGGCACGGTTTCATCCGACCGAAGTCAGATTTACGAAGGTTTTAACAAAATACAGCACCGAATATAACAATCAGCTATTTATACAAAATCTATGTATTCAACTTTCGATGGATCAAAACGATTTATTCACATTTTTCATGACTCTCAAAAAACAGTATGCGGAAGAGGATATTCCGCGGATATTAGAAATGTATGAAATCACGAAATTGGATATCAATCGTATTTATCGATATTTAGACAAATATATGGAAAAGTCGGTCGTTGGTAAAGATGATATATATGGTGAAGTTGATAACAATTATGACTCCGTACTATTAGAATAAATCATCGGCAATTATGCGTTTGAATAACACCTAAAAGATATAATCAGTATTTAGAAATAACTAATATGGGTGCGTCTATTTCATTTGATACGAAATATCGTTTAGTTTTAGATACAGAGGTTGAGTGTATTTCGGTAAATCCTCCTGGAACAAAAGCTGAAAAGACTAGTTCGGTAAGCGACAAACACACCAAGCGACACAGCGAAAGTGGAAGCGAAGACGAAAGTGGGAGCGATAGCGAGACCGGAAGCACAAGCGACAGTGACAGCGACAGTGACAGCGACAGAGAAAACAAAATATATACCGTAAAGATTACTCCTGAAATTGTAAGCTATATCCGTAGTTATCTTCGAAAGAATGAATTCCTGGATGAGTTTGATTTGATTACCGAAATTGATCTGGATAATTATGATCATGCTCCGGGTTCAGCACTTGTATTTAATTCAGATTCGATCGTCTATATCACAAATAACCAGACAATCGAGGCTGTGGGTGAATGGGAGTACCTTCCACCAGAGAAGGAAGAGGTCAAACAAAAATCGTCAAAATCGTCAAAATCGTCGAAGTCATCGAAGTCATCGAAATCGAAGAATAATCGTGATGAGGACGACGACGATGACGACTATGATGTTCATAATGAGTCGCGCAGAGCATATAAAACAAAAGATGATGAACTTCCTGTAAGTGAAATCGAGAACATTCTTAAGGACAAGTTCGACGACTATAATAAGGGACACGAATTTGTAATCCATGAATCCAAGAATAGTTTTCTTTGTTTAAAAATTAATTCAGTTGAAATCGTGAAAGCTTAGAACGATAGACACAAAATAATATCATAATAAATCGCAGTCGATTATGATATTGAAGATATTTTTATTACACATAAATGGTTTCAGGCTCTTGGGTATTTGTATCCTCAGCGGACGCTTCTGTAACTGTGGTTGTGGGTGTTGATGCGGGTGCCGTCACAGTCATCGATCCGCCAACCGCCGACGCCGCCGAAGCCGCCGCCGCCGCAACTGCTTCCGCTTGAAGCTTTTGTAATGATTGATACTTTTCGTAAAGAACTTGATATTCGCGATTCAAACGTGCTATTTCTTGATCACGTGACGCAACATCGTTTTGTAATGCTTGAAGAATATCAACAACTTGTTTATTGTTCAACGTAACTGGTGGTTGGCCTGGTTGCTGTAGCACAATATTACCACCTGCAGCAGCCGCCGCATCTTCTGCCATCTTTGCGCGTTCTTTCTCAAGTTGTAAGGTTTGTGCGATCACATCGGGCTTCATTTCCGGACGACCTGGTTCATATTTCGCCAACAATCCCTCCAACTCGCTCATATAAAACCGACGAAGGTTGTTGTCTTTAATAAAGTCCATGACCTTCTTGGGCGAATCTCTCACTACATCTGGATTGGCATTTACAAGCAACTTTCGTTTGTCGAATGTGTTATGCTCATGCGAAAATACGAGAATCACTTTCATCGGATCGAGTTGGACAAAAGGAACCGTATAATCCTTCAAAAACGCGCGTTCTTCCGCCAAACACGCATCGTCATTATAACGGTTGTTTTTTATCAGCTTTCGCTTAAACGCGAAGGTGCCCGCTGTTGCGTGATTCGGTCCATAAGGTCCAAAACGCTTCATTTCCTTGATATGCTTAAAATAGATGTAGATCTCACTCGAGCCAGCGCATAATGCATCTGGATGAGATACCAACATTTCAACTGCGTGAGATACACGTTTGGGTGGGTAATAATCATCGTCATCCATATACACCAATATTTCGCCACGCGACTTTTCATGAAGTAAATTTCGCTTCTTACCCAACGTCATTTTAACGTCATATTTAAAATACTTCACACGTGGATGCGAAGTGACGAGGTCTTCTATCGGGTCGGTTCCATCATCGATAATAATCCATTCCATGCGATCTTGCGGATAATCTTGTGCGTTAAAACACGCAATCATCGCATTAATAAATGGCCGACGATTAAATGTCGGAGTGCAGACACTTACGAATGGATATTTCTTGAAATATTCGGGTGTCGATTTTTCGATGCCAGACGATGCTGTTACGGTGGTTGTTGTCGTTGTCGCTGTTGCTCTTTTATTCTTTCCACCCATATCGTATAAATATACTAGTTCTTATACGATATTATTTATGTTGTTTATAGAAGCAATCATACAATAAAGAATCAGTTGATTCATCCGCCCCAGTTCTTAATCGAATTGAAAAAATTCATAATTCCTTGCCAGTAATGAGTAAGGTACAATACCAATAACATTAAAATGACAATCGCCGCAACATTAATATCCAAATACTCAAACGCATAAAACATCAATGTCAGGTTAAAGAAGAAGAATATGATTGGAACATAACGAGCATACAACTCTCGATATTGGTCCCAGTGAAGAAGTGGGTATATTATTAGAGTCCCAATAAACTGAATAAGTTGCACAAAATATGAAATTACCGGGAATATTCCCATACCGAAACCGGTAAATAACGACCATAATGAACCACCAATAAACTCTTTACGATTGTCTGTCTGATTCACAATCATTCCTATCACTGTTGTAAAAAATGGACCACCCATCAGCATAAATCCAACCATTAGTAAAAATACAAACGGAATCAAAATAATCAATAACGGTGATACAGCATCATATAACTCTATGGGGATCGCATTCGAAATACGGGTAATTTTTTCAAAAATATAAGACATCATCGCGCGATCTGACGAAAATGAAAATATGAATGAATTATTAATCCATTGCTTGAAACGTGCTTTAATGAAATCCCAATTTAACAAATTTACTTTTGTAACTCCCTCCTCTACGCTATCATTCACCATATCGACGTCTTCCTTTGTCAAACAGAACCATTTAAACACGTATGTATCCAACAGAATCGCCGCTTTCAAATATATTTTTTTAGATGTTTCGATTTTGGGATCATCTGCGATACCACCAAACTTATCGTCACAATCGGCATCACATGACGTATATTCATTCGTATAACAATACGGCCATTCATGACGGTCGGTTGGAAATAACTTATTCAAATTGATATTATTATTTTTTATACTTTCAGGTGCCGCAAAAAACATGATATTCACACATATGACTGAAATGATGATAGTTTCAACAAATAATGTTAAAACACTAAGTCCAAATTCTTTGAGCGCCTCTACGTCAAACAAAGATTTCGGTTTCGCTTTCGCTTTTTCTTTCACTGGTTTTTCTTCTTCTTTTTTTGATGAAGCGTCGCCGTCGCCGTCGCCGTCGCCGAACATCCCGCCTACTTTGCTAAACGTTCCTTCTTTTTCTTCACCATCGGCTTCTTCATTATCAGCTTCAACGTCATCGGGGCGTTCTTCTTCATCGTCGGCCATTTTTTGGTAAGTTATATATACCATAGATTATTATAACATAGTTGAAACATGTAATAAATGCTGCGAATTTATCGCGCATACATGAGACCACAGTTTCCTGATACAAATGTAAGGACATTATACCGCTCTTCCAATATATGCAAGTCATAGTTGTAAAGATAAATATTCACATTCGGTTTATTCATTCCGATAATCTCTCGAGTATTCGGATTACAAATCACTTTTACTTCCGCCTCAGAGTCCAAAGGAGGATAAATTGTCGCAAGTTCTATCTCAATCTGATTGAATTTACTCATATTAATAGCCCCACTTGGTTGAAGTTCAAATGGGTCGGAATTTAAACAGAAATTGTAGCAGTATATCCCCGGTTTCGCACTTCCACGAGTCCGCGTGTATTTTTCAACATAATTATATACCCCCGCATCAAGTAAATTCTCTCGATACTTGCCGTTGAGTGAAATTCCCAACGACTGTAAAATATCACGTTCATTTTCGGATTGAAAGTCGCCAGTAATATGAAGTCCTGTGAGTCGTTTATCGCGCGGGTTAATACCGGGTCCGATGCCATTCTTTGGACCGTTTTTATCGAAGAAGTAGCGGTCATTCGCGAAAGCCGGATTGAGATTCAAAGAAAGATCGGTCGTCATTCGAATATCTTCACTAAACGCACTCGGGCGCCAGTCATCATCGATTGGTGCGGGAATAATATCATACGGGAGATAGTTATACGGCCAATTCGTATAATTGCTCCACTGATTTCGAAGATTGACATCGCTGCGTTGAAAAAACATCGTCCATGATGCGACCATCCCCATCGAATTCTCGATTTTGAGTTTCTTATTCCCGGTTACATCGTTGAACACCCAATCATAATATGACTTGATCAAGTATTTCTGCTGATTGGCGGCGAAGACTTTCGATTCTTCATCCGAGAGAAAACAATACGTCGCCATCAAATGAACATCCGCATTCCAGTCGGTTCGAAGACTGGGATATGAATCAATCGACAAATCGATACTGGGTGGAGGGTATAAAAATCGCCACATTTGGTGAAGGGGATTCGTAAAGTCGGGTTGAACCACCGGCCAGAAATTCTCTGGATCACCTACATCGCGAATCGTGAATAATTCTTTCACCGGTCGAAGCGTTACATCAATTTGAAGTTGATTATACTGGAGGCAAACAAGCGGAAACGCCATCTTCGATGAAAGTGTGAACCATGCGTTGATCGGTATATATATTTTACGCCCGCGAATCGAGGGTTCCGCACCAGCAACATTCGACGTGCGATACGCATTCGGATACTGATTCAAGCGTGCTCCAGAACAACCGGGATTGTACAATTCCGGAACATGACCAGTCATTTCATTATATAATTCACGCTTGGTGGCATCAAGGTCGCGCTCCAGAATAGCCATAAGATTATTGCCGGTGAAACGTTGAAGAGTCATACCGCCGACCGAAATCACGATTTCTTTCACGAGTTGAGTTCCAATATTTTCAATCCAACGAAATTCATACGGCGCCCACATATCTCCCACACGCGCGGGTGGATGAATCGGACTCCAAATCGACGGGAGTGTTACGCATATATAAGTGTCCATCAACAATTCCGCATATCTCGGTATGTAAAACGTGAATTTGGACTCTTCGGTCATACGCAGCTTCTTCTGACCATCAAAATCAACTCTAAACTTTTGAAGACCGAAATTCGTATATTTAAGATATGTGCTTTTGAAAAATGACTTCTTGGGATTACCGTTTAAAATAACATTTTGGTTGCCTGTAGCGACCAGATTCAATAAACCACCGGTCATTTAGTATTTTATGCGCGGGTTGTTATTTGTTATGTTATATATAACTTTATATAAAAATCTATTATTCTATTATTATAGTAATAGGAATGAAAGAAAATCAAGTGGAATTCATATTTATAGGTATTATTATTGTGGTTTTCGCAACATGGAAACTATCAGAGATGATTAAATCCAAATGTTACGAGAAAAAGAGGTTGGGACCATTCAAAGAAGGATTTCGTAAAAGTGAGAGCCAAACCGCACCAGCGACGACAGATTCAAAACCAGAGCTTATGAGCAACATCGACGAACTACTCAAAAAGAATAATATCGATATGTTTTCAACCTTTTCGCTGAATAAGACAACCGAAAATTTTACTGTCGATACAACCGAAGCCGAAATGACCAGGCATCAGAGAAGAAAGGCAGCTACGTCGTTGGATACATTTACTGATAATACAACAAAAACGACAACACCGACGACGACACCGACGACGACACCGACGACGACACCGACGACGACGACATCCACGACGGCCACAGCAACGGCAACGGCCTCGAAGCCACCTCCTCCACCAGTTGCCGCACCCACCACTGACAAACCAATCAACGCAGTAAAGGAAGGCCTTGAAAATCCAGATGAAAATACAAAGGCGTTTATCGAAAAAAATATCACGTCGATCAATCCAGCGGATAGTCAAAGTAAATTCAAATTACGTGATTATTATATCAAGGCTGCGTATAATGCGTTCAACCCAGATAAGTTCAAAAATTCAAATGTTAGTATGGATGCGCTTCTCTATGTCATCGCACGTGGTTGTCGGTTTATCGACTTTGAGGTGTTCTCAGTAGATAATCAACCAGTTATCGCATCTTCGTCTGTGAATTCATTTAATTACAAGGAAACGTTCAATCATATTCCAGTAAGCGACGCATTTGAGGTCCTTGGAAGTTATGTATTTTCAGGTTCAAAATGTCCCAATCCGGGTGATCCATTTATTATTCATATGAGATTAATGTCACGAAACATCACCATGTATGACAATCTTGCGAAGATCATCTCTCAAAGCAAGACCCTCGCGCGTAATTTATTGGGGCCCAAATATGGTCGCGAATACCAATCAAAAGATTTAGGGAATGAAAATTTGCTGGACTTTAAAGGAAAGGTGATACTTATGGTAGATGGAACCAACCAAGTATATCGTAACACCAAACTGTTTGAACTTATTAATATGAGTTCGAATACTATGTTTCTCTCGAAATATACCTATTTTGGTGTGAAAAATGTCGGCGACCCACAGGCTTTTAAAGACGCGAATAAGAAAAATATGTGTCTTGTTGTGCCTGACAAAGGTGGTCGTCCTATCAACGATGGTCATAATGGACCTTACACATGGGGGTGTCAAATTGCGACGATGTGTTTTCAAGAAGAGGCGCGAGATGAGAAACTCAAAGCTTATGAAGACAAATTTGCTTCTGTGGGTTATGCGTTTATATTGAAACCAGAAGATTTGCGGTATGTCCCGATTACGATTGCGCCACCGGCGCCACCCAACCCGAAAGCATCAATGGAGGCTCGACCCGCGGAAGCAGCAGGTGGTGTCAAGATTACGTTGTAATATCACTTGCGGAAGTCTGTTTCATGTCACCCACCGGGGGTTCGAACTACGCTACGCTACGCTACGCTACGCTACGCTGAATTATATTCTAATGTTATCATAGTAGAATATAATGTCATTATCACATATTGGCGTCGGTGGTGCTCGTCATGACCACGACAAAACCGAACAAAAAATGTCATTTGAAGAAAAAGAGCTTGAAATCCTGCGCGAAGCCGTAGATTTAGTTGAAAAAAGAAAGGGCGAAAAAATCATCCAAGACCCCAAAGTCCAAGACATCATCTCCATCGTTGAAAAATTCATCGCAGATAAAAAACTCGTATGTTATGGAGGAACCGCAATCAACAACATTCTTCCCGAGGACGCACAGTTTTACAATAAAGATATCGAACTTCCCGATTATGACTTTTACTCGGACAAAGCTCTCGACCATGCGAAAGAACTTGCGGATATTTACTATAAAGCTGGTTACGAAGACGTCGAAGCGAAATCCGGTGTTCATCATGGCACCTATAAGGTTTTCGTGAATTTCACGGGTATCGCGGATATTACACAAATGGAGCCCGCATTATTCAAAGCAATCTCTCGAGACTCCATTATTAAAAAGGGGATACGGTATGCTCCGCCCGACTTTCTTCGTATGGCGATGTATCTCGAACTCTCGCGTCCGGATGGTGATGTTTCACGTTGGGAGAAAGTTCAGAAACGTCTTACCTTATTGAATACGCATTATCCTCTGAAGGGGTATGACTGTGATAAGATCGAGTATCAACGCGGATTTGAAGGAGCAACCGCCGCGAACACCGGTGAAATTAGTATTTCAAGAACAAAGGGGGCCACCGCAACACGAACACGGTCGCGCTCACGCTCGCATACTCGCACCCGGACGGTGAAACGTGGTGGTAGTGGCGGCGGCGGAGGCGACAGCGCAAAAGCACGAAAGCGCGAAGCAATACGAGAGGTCGTGAAAAAATACAAAACTCTAGAGGCTTACATGAAACATTTATATCATGGTGTTCGATCACACGAAGAAACAATCGGCGACTTTAAATACACTGTCGAAGAAGATAAATTGACGCATCGATATCGCTTACTTGCCACGTATGAGAGATTGTTTGGAGATGATGATGAGTATGTATTATATTCGATGAAGGCGAGAGATTTGGACGCGGATGCGACACCGACACCAAGCCGGTCTCGATCTCGTTCTCGATCGCGGGACCGAGAGTATTCCGTAAATAAAACACAAGTATCATATACTACTCACCGAGAGAAAGAACTCGCAGAAACCGACATTTATAATATTGTCCGCAGTGTATTCATAAAAAACCGCGCGGTATTTTTTGGCGGATACGCTAATATTTTATATTCACGGTATATGCCCAAACACCAGCGACGTATCGTCCAAAAAATCCCCGATTTCGATATTCTCTCGGAAAACCCACGCGAGCTTTGTGAAGAAGTAGTCCGAGAGCTTACTGCGCATAAATACACAGATGTCAAATATACGAAACACGCAGGTGTCGGAGAAGTCATTTCCGAACATTATGATATTCGCGTAGGGGATGAAGTGATCGCCTTTTTATACAAACCTCTCGCATGTCATAGTTATAATACGATCAGGATTAATGGCGACGGCAGAGATGGGCGTGGCGAGTCTATTCGTATTGCGACAATCGATACGATGTTGAGCTTTTATTTGGCGTTCATCTACGCCGACCGCGTTTATTATGACATCAATCGCATTCTTTGTATGTCGCAGTTTCTATTCGACGTTCAACAGCATAATCGATTGAAACAGACTGGTTTATTACGCCGTTTTAGTATTAACTGTTATGGCAAACAACCCACACTGGAGTCGATGCGATTCGAGAAAACGGCGAAATACGAGGAATTGAAAGGGAAGCGTGACTCACGTGAGTTCGAAGAATGGTTCTTGCGGTATGTTCCGTATGAGCACGCAAAAGCCGGAAGAGCGATAGGGTCTTCAGCAAAGAAGACGCGGAAGGCACGAAAAACACAGAAGTAATGAAAGTCGCGTCACCTCAGTCCCTCTCCCAACTTCTTGAAAATCAAGGTAATCGCGAAGAATGTCCCTGCGAACATCACGCTCGTCGCTGTAAGACCCATGATTTTGAAGTTGCCGTCTTCACCAAATAAAGACGGAAGAAAATGAAGGAGCTGGGCGCGAAAAACCGGCATCTGAAATATGAAATAAAGCACACCGATCAAAATAGGCATCTGAAGATCATAATAAATCGCCTCAATCGTATCGATTTGATTTGACTGGCGAGCATTCGCACGAACGATATTCTCCATCGAAGTATGGTCTTTGATGTAGTCAGAAGACCCGCTACCGCCACCGCCACCGCCACCACCATGTGGCTGTTGTTGCTGCGGCTGGGGCACATAATTCGGCCTGGATTGTTCGTCATGTGTAAATGCGTTAGGATTCATCGGGATATCCCGTGTAGGTATCATCGTCATGCCGTTGGCACTCGCCCTTTGGACACCCTGCATCACTTCATTCATGATATTACCTGGGACTTGAGATGTATTTACCCCGTCAATATTGGGTGAGTAAATAAGAGGCGCGCCGCTGCCGCCACTCCCACCGATAGCGTTGGCGTATCCAGAACTCGGCGTTTGACTGCTTAACGGAAGATCATCAATACTTGTGGTATCACTCATGACAATAAAAAGAGCTAAATATGTATATAAAAATGATGATATATACATATGCCAAGAACGAAGACCAGTCATTTTAACGCGACACTAGTGTAATTTCACATCCTTTTTGCCCGCTTCACACTTCACCGCCTTCGTCTTATATTCATAACATTTGTCGTCCAACTTATATGTATCTTTCTCTAAATCCTTAAGAGGAGGTGCGCGAAACGATATACATGAACGATCTTTACAAACCTTTCTAAAAAGAGATGCGATACCGAGACCAAGCACAATCGATATAATAATACGTCCTGTTTCTGTATGAAGCAGACGTTGAAAACCCATATTCTAGACTGTTTTACTCTAATATATAGAGATATAAATTAGAATTTTGTTCATGTAATATGTAATTATATAGTTTATTCTATCCCATCGCCGGATTGAATGGCCGTCCTGATGATGGATTTCTGAAAATTCCACTACCTCCTCCTCCTGGAAGAGGGGGCGACATCAACTTCGAATCGGGTGAAGATGCGAGAACAGATAATCCACTAGTGATCGACGCTGTAGTTGTTGCGGTTGAACAGCAAGAACCAAACACGTTGATTTTCCTACATACTTCAGGATTTGAAGCGCAAACAGAAAAGGATGCGATAACAGGGCAAGAATTCGACGACATCGTTGAATCAAAGAGAGATTGTTTGGGGGGTTTCAAAGAGCGGTTATACTATATCGATGGAAATAGTTTTAACTCAATATCGGCTTCGGCTTCGGCTTCGCTTCGTCTCCGCTTCGGCTTCGCTTACTGAACCGGTATCTTTTTCACTTGACCCTTCGCCTTCGCGCAGCTAACCTCCTTCGCATCAAACGAAAAGCAGTTGTCGGCGTGGTCTTTAAATTGAAAATTGCGGATATTATCGGGGGTTGGATATACATAAATAATCTTCGGATTCGGCACCGAGATATATACGTAAAAAAGCCCAACCGCGAGGCTTACGATGAAAATTGGAAGGCTTACGTGTTTAAATATGTCGAACATTATTAGTAGCAATATTTATATACTACTGCGATAATAATGCGTTTCTGGCGCCAGCACCAACACCAAGATTCAATAGACCGACAGGCTTCGGCGCGACAACCGCACCCACCGGCTTCGTCACAATCCTATTGTCCGCAATCCACATCGGCATAATCACCGGCATATAAAGTTCGTTGTAGCTATACTGCTTTTGCGAGAGATTGAATTCACCATCATTATACATCTCGACGAGGGCACCATCCGCATTTTCGGTCGTTTCCACCTGGGAATAAACATACTTTGTCTCTCGCAACTTCATGAACGCTGGCTCTATATCCTGCTGATAAAGAACAAGAATATCGTCGATGATGCTTCGATTCTTCCATTCTGAATCACGAAATTCGGTCATATATTCCTTAATCAACGCAATTTTCTCACTAATTACGCGAGTATGTGTTTCAGAATCTTTACGCCGGTCTTCATTATCCGTAACACTCAGATAATACGTTCGAAATTCTGAATACATCTTCATTTGCTCTTGTAATTTATGTTGAACCGCATCAAACTGTTCTAATAATTCGTCTTCACTTATAAACTGGAATAAGAGATCGAGTTTCATGCGGATAATCTCGTCTTTGGTCGCGCGAACTTCTTCAAGAGATTCATTCATCAACGTTTCTAAACTAATGTATTTGCCACGATTCACTTCAATATGGAATCCACATGGTTGAGAGATATTGCCGCAAATTGCCTTGAGCTTACCGTCGGTCTCTGTGAAAAGCGAACCACCTTCCTGCTTACAAACGATACACAAAGGTTTCACGTGTTGTGCGAGACGCTTGACTTTCTGTTGCGCAGATAGTGATTTCCAATTGACAACAGGATCGTTGATTAGGCGTTGTCGTCGTTTCTCAAGCGCGGAGTTGTATTTCTCTTTCATGGAATAATAACCATGAATCGCATCGTTAATTTTCGCGCGTTCTTCTTCCGGGATCAACTCATATGGATAAACCATACCTCGGAATTCGTTGGGGTTGCCCGCACGTTGAAGATGTTTTTTTAACGCATCCTCCTGTTTTTTCGTGACTTCAAGAAGGACGCGGGTAGCCTTCTTAAGATTATCACGTGTATCTTGCGCACGTTTTTGTTCCGCAATTCGAGATGCTGCCATTCCGCCATATTGTGTTCGTTCTTGGAATGCCGCATGTAGATCTTGATATACCGAAGATGTTGCCATGTTACTACTACATTTAGTATAGATAAATCTATTTACGAGGCTACGCTGTTGCTCCGCCGCCGCTAGTGCTGCCGCTACGCGTAATTACGTTTCCAATAATCTTCATCCGGACTCTTCCAAAGTGGTAAATTTGTCAGCATGCCCATTCCATTCCCTGCCGGATGTATTCGTGCATCCATCGGTATTCCTTTACTTTGTGCATAATGTGTCGCATTCACCATCTTCAACTTCGAGAGAATATATTCTTGCTGCTGTCGCTTCTTCGCTTCTACTTCTTCAGGTGATGGTTTGCCTTTATATCGGACATACAAAAACACGCCTAAACACAGGAAAAATACAACACCCACAACGAAATTAAAGTGTTGCGTATGATAATAATCTTTTACTTTATGACACTGCTCGAGAGATTTACTCAAGAAGTATCGAACACCCGGTTCAATCAGTGTTGGCGCTGGGGCATTTTGATTCATAACAAGCGCGGTGATCGGTATTATTATAACAGTAAAAAATAACACCATTATCAAAACGCGTAAGCTCGGCGGTCCAACCCGCAATAAATAATACCGGTATATTGTAACACGAACAAACCGTGATGGCGGAATTAAGTTCATCAGTCGCAATTTTCTTTTTTTTGGCCGTATTTGGCGCATATTCGTATTACAAACATACCAAAAAGGGTGTGCTGAGTGGCGGAATTACATTCCTCTTTTTCTTAGTTCTCATAACGGGCGAATACTTTATTAATTTGGCGATGTCAAAAGACATTTGTGGGTTTGACCAAGAGAAAACCGCGTTAATCGCTACTGTATTACCGTGGTTCTTAGTATTAGGTGTGCTAAAAGCGGCACTCATCGTGTTTCCAGGATGGCTCACACCATTTAGTAATACGTTTGGGTATATTTTTGTTTCCGTTGTAACCGACCTTAAGGATGTCTTTAATAATATTTTGACACCACAATTTGATTTAGCACCTGAATCACAAAAAGGCAACGGTGCCGGACAAAGTGGCGGAGCTGGAGCCGGCTATAACACCGGAAGTCTTCAAGACAGCGCCGACATCCCAGCAGATGAAATAAAGAATAAACGTGATATCGGACGGGCTTTAGAACAAATTTATACCGATCAGTCGATCCTTCTTAATGAGCTTAATCTTGATAATCTTGATCGGTTTTGGGACAGCTTTAAAGAATCACGCCTTATTCGCCCCTCTGCGAAGGTGGATGATTTGGAAAAAATCCGAACATTCCTTATCATGAAATCGATTGTGGGTGAATTTGTATGGTTGGTCTTGTGTGGTTTATTGGTGGTTAGTATCAGTTATAATTATATACTGAATATGGGCTGTTCTTTTACACCTGAACAGCAGAAGATACGTGCTCAGGTGCTCAAAGAGAAGCAAGAAGAAGCAAAGAAGAAGGCGGATGCGGAAAAGAATAAAGTCTTGACGATTACAAGTTAGACGAAGACCCGTGTAACTGGTCGTGAGATATAATAAACCGTTACATACGAGAGAATACCCAGCACGATCGCGACGAGCCAAATCGGCAGGACGGTCTTACTCGAATATCCGATCCCGAACTCTCGAAGGCTGCCATCTTCATTATAAATAAAACTCGGATTCATGTATTGAACTAGCATAAACACGATGACATATAACAAAATCGAAGAACCTGCTAAATTATTTCGGATGATGTTTTTGATAGCGTTCATATTGTATTGTAATAGCCTACCTACTAGTATATTACAATATAACATTCTATGTTATTATAACATTTATGATGTTATTATTATTATTACTCGGATTTATTCGGATTTACTCTTCATCCTCGTCATCTTCGTCTTTTTTCTTCGACTTCTTTTTTGTCGATTTTTTTTTCTTCTTCGGTTTCTCTTCTTCGTCATCGTCACCGCCGCCTTCGCCCTCGTCTGCGTCAGCATCATCGCCCCCGCTGCCATTTGCCTTTTGTATTTGTTTCCAAATAGAAAGCCACTGTGAGCATAGACATACCAAATATTGAGATAATTTTAAAACACCCTTATCTTCTGCGCCAGAGTCTTTATATGCTTTTTTCAAAAACGCATGGTTCTTTTTCAGAAGTGATAAATATTCGTTTCCCCCTTTGATTCCATTTGCCACTTTATCTTTTAGTTTTGTGATAGATTCGTCTATTTTTTCATCTTTTTTGAATGCTTCATATACTACGACAGAATTACCTAAAAATATAAATACATTTTCTTGGCTAGCTTTATTTTCTTCTATTTTACGTGCTTCGGTCTTAAACGTGATATTTTCTGTAACAGCTGAAAAATTATCTTTTGCGTTATCTTTTGATGGTTTATTGCCCATATAATCTTCGAACGGCCAGTATTTATCGGCAACTTTTTGTATATTTTTCATCGCATTCCTAATACTACCT